TATATCAAAATATAATAAAGTTGAATATACCTTGGATAAATGGCTTGAGAATCTCCAAGATTATCTTAAATCAGCAATGTCATATACTAATTCAAGGAATTTAGAAGAATTTAAAGATACTGAATATATATTTATTACGGAGAATGCCTTAAAAAGGTATTACAAATAATATGAATAAGAAAACATTAATTAGAGTTGTTGAAAATATAGATTATTTTAACGAATACAATTCACCACAAGAAATTTATCTAAATCTACGTAGTAATTCTGATGAATTATTAAACATTTTAAATGTTATGAATGGTAAAGACGTAATGTTATTTTGTTTTTTAGCTTATGAACAAAGATTTTCAGTAGATTTATCTAAATTATATGATTTTATTAGTAATAACTACTCTGAATTTACTATCGGAGAAATTTTAAATCTTAACCCAAATAAAGAATGTTATCAATGTGATGGTAGTGGTGATTTACATTGTTATGATTGTGGTGGTGATGGGGAAGTAGATTGCTCTGAATGTGGTGGTGATGGTAATGTAGAATGTGATGTCTGTGATGGTGATGGTGAAGATAGTGATGGGGATACTTGTTATGAATGTCAGGGTCGTGGTGAAATGACATGTAGTAATTGTTATGGACGCGGTAGTGAAACTTGTTCAAATTGTAATGGTAATGGTAATTTAGAATGTGACATATGTGATGGTAAGGGAGAGATTAAAGCTGTTAATGAAACTTTGGTTAAAATGACTAGATATCTATCTTATGATATTTTTTTCACTAAAAAATTTGAAAATATGGAGGAAGATGAAGTTATTTCTCCAGAATTTTATAACCGATTGATGAGTAGAAAAAAGTTTTTAGTCCTTAATGATTTTGATTATCTTTCTGATGACTATGAACATCCAAATTATAAAGAAATGCAAGAAGGTGATGTATTTTTAATTCACGAAAAGAGTCAACCTGAATTGAAACATACTTCCGGTAGAATTAGTGTATGGTAATTTTGACTTTCAAATTACTATTTCCTTTAATAACACGATGATAAACACCCTCTGGGATAAAATATTTCTCCCCAACAATTAATTTGATGGGGAGTTCATTGTCCATCTGTAAATACCAATTATCACTTTCTAAGATTTCAACAAGTCTATTTTCTCTATCTCTATGCCATTTTAATTCTTCATCATCAACATTTTCATCAAATGTTCTGATTCTAATGTCATCAATTATTTCTTGTTGAAAGGGGAAATTTTCCATTACCAATTAGCACTAGATTTTAATCCCAATTTTTTTGCATGCCTCCCAACATTGCAACTCCAGTACCCGGCCATTGTTCTGTCTTTCTTTTGGGCACAATTATGTCTTGCTCTAAATGATTTTGCCGCTTTTGGATTTCTATTTCTCACTTTAAGATTTGGATCCCCAAATGTTACTTTCTTAATTGTACCTTTTGGTGTTTTTACATAAACGGCAAATTTCTTAGGTCTTCCCGGTGTTCTAAATGGGGAGTTTAATTTAACATTCTTTCCACGATGTTTCGCTTCAAATAATAACTCCTCCACTTCCTCTTCAAACATTGGAGCATCCAACCATACTTCATCACCATTTTCTAATAATACCTTTTTACCCAAGTCAGATTCAACCAACCAAATATCATCTTCGTTTAATCTAATATTACCTTGATTGTATAAATTTCTAACTTCATTGATTAATTTAAAATATTTGTCAGAATATATTCTAAAGATATTTTCATTTAATGATATTCTGTTTTCCAAGTGATATTTTAAATCTTCAGATATCATACAAGGTTCAGTTAATCTCATTGGGGGGTTAAGAGATTCTCTCAAAACTTTTTTTATTAAATTGTCTAAACTATTTCTCATAATTTGTTTTTTTAGATAAATATTCTTATTTTTATAATCATATATTAACTATCAAACAATTAAATAACTATTATGAAATTTTATCATTTTTTTTACGCTATTATACAAATATATATTATTGTAAAAGTTTCTTATCTACTTTTTATGACTTCTTATAATCCTGAAGCATATCCATTATCAATGTTGAATTGGTGGATATATTTCTTAATTTTTGATATTTGGATGAATAGTATGTTACTAAATGAAAAACCTTTAAAAAAAGATGATAACAATTAAACAACATAATATTTTTTGATATATTTATAAAGAAAAACTTTTATTATGAAATATAAAAATAATGAATCCAATATTAGATACGTAATTAGAAAAGTATTACTTGAACAAGAAGCGAAAGAAGATAAACCTAAACAAAGGTGTGTCCCTGAAAATGTAATCCCATTAGATGAAATTGTTGGTACTGCTGATGTATACGATAACTACGCCCCAGGTGTAAACAAAAGAAAACTTGGCGTAAATTCAATGGTAGATACTTTGGGTATTCTTAATAATATAAGATTATTCAAAGATGTTAAAGATGGTGGGGCTCATTTAGCTTATAATATGATGCACCATTTAAATAAGTTCAGAAATAAAAACTATTATGATGAGACATCAAATCAATGCAATAAAGCTATGGATAAAATCATAGAACTTTATAAAGAAAATGAACATGGGACTGAACTTGTTAAAGATATTGAAAGAGTATTAAATCTTCAAACAAAAGATGACGAATACACACCCTCACCAAGAGCAAAAGAATATCTTAAAAGATGTTTGGTCTTGGTTAAGGGAGAATAATCTAACCTCTTAGGAGGACTTTTAGGACCGTTACTAGTTATGGTAACAAAAAAAGAGGACATCGCTACGTCCTCTTTTTCTATTTATACTATTTATAGTAAAAAGAATATGAAAAAGAAATTATTTTTTGGATGGGAAAATACTAAATGGTTTATCAGAGAAATAGGTAAAATCTATTCTACTAAAAATTCGGTATTTTCCAAAAAAAGGATTGAATCGGGTATTGCTTTTATCGTTGCACAATGGGGTATGATTTTCTTCCTATTAGAAAAACACTCAACATTGACTATGACCGATTTAATTATGTGGGCAGGTGTTGAATTTGCTATTTCAGGGTATATTATCCACCAAATTCAAAAAGAAAAGAAAACTGAAGAACAAAAAGAAGAAACCCCCAACGTTTAATTGGGGGCTTTTTATTATTTCACTTCTTCAAATTCTACATCTGAACCTGTAAATCCATCAGTACTTTCAGTTTGTTCCGCATTACTATAAAGTTCTTGTGTTACTTTTTGCATAGTTGAATTAACATTATCTAATGCTGTGTTAATTTCATCCATTTCACCAGTGTTTTTAGCCTCTTTTAATAATTCCAAACCTTTTTTAATTTCCTCTTTGTGTTCATCACTGATTTTTTCGTCCAAATCTTTCATTGTTTTCTCAATATTAAAGATTGTACTGTCCGCTTCATTGATTTTCTCAACTTTTTCTTTAGCTAATCTATCACTTTCAGCGTTTTCTTCAGCTTCTCTCTTCATTCTATCAATTTCTTCTTGTGAAAGTCCAGATGATGACTCAATTCTAATGGTTTGTTTCTTATTTGTACCCTTATCTAGAGCTGAAACATTAATAATACCATTTGAGTCAATATCAAATGTTACCTCAATCTGAGGAACACCCCTCATTGATGGTGGAATACCATCCAAATGGAATTTACCAATAGTTTTGTTGTCTTTTGCCATTGACCTTTCACCTTGTAGTACGTGAATTTCTACAGATGGTTGATTATCTACGGCTGTAGAGAAAATTTGAGACTTTTTAGTCGGAATTGTTGTATTTGCCTCAATTAATTTGGTCATAATACCCCCCATTGTCTCAATTCCCAATGAAAGTGGGGTAACATCTAATAAAAGTACATCTTTTACGTCTCCAGCTAACACACCACCTTGAATTGCGGCACCTAGAGCAACAACTTCATCAGGATTTACACCTTTTGATGGTTCTTTCCCAAAGAATTTCTTAACTGCCTCTTGAATTGCTGGAATTCTTGTTGACCCACCTACCAAAATGACTTCATCAATGTCTTTTACTGACAATCCAGCGTTTTTAAGGGCTGATTTACAAGGATTTATTGTTCTTTCAACCAATTTATCAATAATTTGTTCAAATTTTGCTCTTGTAAGTGTTTTTACAAGGTGTTTTGGTTGATTATCAATAACCATAAAGTAAGGTAGATTGATTTCAGTACTTTGAGACGATGAAAGTTCAATTTTTGCCTTCTCTGCGGCTTCTCTAAGTCTTTGTAGTGACATTGAATCATCTATCCAACCTCCATTCTCATTTTTAAACTCATTTGTTAACCAATCAACAATTGCATTGTCAAAATCATCACCTCCAAGGTGGGTATCACCATCAGTTGACAATACTTCAAACACACCACCACCCAATTCAAGGATAGATACGTCATGAGTACCACCACCACAGTCAAAAACAACAATTTTTGAGTCTTTGTTCTTCTTATCAAGACCATAAGCCAATGCTGCGGCCGTTGGTTCATTGATAATACGTCTCACATTCAACCCAGCAATCTCCCCAGCTTCTTTTGTTGCTTGTCTTTGAGCATCATTGAAGTATGCTGGTACTGTAATTACGGCTTCAGTTACTGATTGACCCAAATAATCTTCAGCAGTTTGTTTCATTTTCTGTAATACCATAGCAGAAATTTCTTGTGGGGAATATTCCTTTCCTTCAATGCTCACTTTAGGTGTGTTATTTTTCCCTTTTACGACATTATATGGTACTCTCTTAACCTCAGACTTGATTTCGTCATAATTTGAACCCATAAATCGTTTAATTGAATAAACTGTCTTGTCTGGATTTGTTACAGATTGTCTTTTAGCGGGGTCGCCAATCTTTCTTTCCCCTCCATCAATAAATCCAACAATTGATGGGGTAGTTCTTTTACCTTCCGAATTGGTGATAATTACTGGTTCACCATTTTCCATAATTGCAACGCACGAATTTGTCGTACCTAAGTCAATTCCTAAAATTTTGCTCATAATTTTTCTGTTTTTGTTTAATTATATGTTTTATTTTTTATGGAGTCAATCCAAAATTCATATTTCAATGTATAAAAACTAGACCATAATGAAAATAACTGACAATTTGTCAGTTTTTATGACAAATTAAATTTTTTTTATCAAATTATTGTTTTTTTGAAAACTTTATAGTATTTATTCCTAAAATAAAAATCAATGGGTACTAATCTAATCAATATAAATCGCGTTTTATCTTACTAATCCTCCTATTATTAGGGGGATTTTTTTTATTATATAAATTAACACATAAAAACAAATTTTAAAAAAATGAAAAACACAAAAATTTACAATGAATTGGTTCAAAAGATGAGAACCTTCTTTCAAGCTAAAGGTTTCTTGGAAGTTCCAGTACAATCAAGATTATCAATCTTAGCAGCATGTGAAAATCCACATAGCATCACAACATTTGAATATTCTGGAGAAGTTTGGCCTCTACCTCAGACAGGTCAGATGTGGTTGGAGTATGAATTATTACAAAATCCTGAGTATCCTGGAGTATATTGTATTTCAACATCATACAGACAAGAAAAAACACCAATACCTGGAAGACACGATTTAATTTTCCCTATGTTTGAAGTTGAAACTAAAGGTACAAAAGAAGATATGGTTAAACTTCAAGCTGAAATGTTGGAATATCTTGGTTTTGATACACCAAAAGTGTTTGATTATAACCAACTATGTGAGCATTACGGAACAGAAATCCTTGAAGCGGAACACGAAACAAAAATGTGGAATGAAATTGGTGATTCAATCTCTCTTCAAAACTTCCCATTAAGAACAAACCCATTCTGGAATATGCAAAAGGGTGAGGGTGATAAATTCCAAAAGGTTGACGTAATATTATTTGGTCAAGAAACAATTGGTTCTGCTGAAAGAAGCTGTGATAAAGAAAGTATGAAAGAAATGTTTTACACAATTGAAGGTGGAAACTACGCTGGAAAACTTTTTGAATTATTTGGCAAGGAAAGAGTAGAAAAAGATTTGGAAGATTTCTTATCTTTGGACTTCTTCCCAAGATTTGGTTGGGGTTGTGGTATGACCAGATTGGCAAGAGCGTATGAACTTAATCTTCAAAAAAAACTTAGTGCTGAAATCGCTTAATTATGGCAAAAAAACAAAATCCTGAACCCATTAATACTGGAACTACTAAATATGAGGTTGTTGTTGATGGGGATGATATTATTCAAATATGGAAATACGACAAAAGAATTAGTAAAACACCATATGAAATAGAAAATATCTATAAAGGAGAACCAAAATTTAGTAAATTAAAAAAGGGGTCGAAATAGACCCCTTTTTTTTTTATTCTTTTTCACCTTCTTTATATTTTTCGTCATTAAATTCTTTTAAATTATTCTTTATATTCTTACCAAAATTAACTAAATCTAAAACGTGACGTATAAGTCCTTTCCCAAACATTACTTTCCAATTCTCATCAATTGATTTCATTTCAGCATAAATTAAACCCAAACTAATTATCTTGGTTGATAGATGTTGTATGGGTATTAAATATTTAACAAATTCATTTAGTAAAAAAACATCCAACATAAAAAACAACAATATCAGTGAGGTATACCCAATTAATTTTGGAACAAACCCTCGTACAAAAGCTCTTGAAGTCCATCTAATTTTAGCCCCCTCTCTACGTTGTTTAATTATCCTACAATAAGCTGTAATGATATCAAGTAATACAAATCCTAGGACAACCAATAATATTCCAGCAGAAGGGGCAAAAAACGTCAAAATCGATAACCAAAATCCAAATAATCCCTCTTTGACAGTTTCAAATAAATGCTTCATATATATTTTTTCTTTTAAAAGTAAATAGTTTTTATTAAATTTAACAATTATAAATATCTAAATTCGAATAAAAGTTGGTATTTATCCCTCTTTGTCTTTACCAGAATACTTAACCCCCATTATTGTACCTATAATACTAAATGCGTTGGTTAAAAGAATACCTAACATATTTGACCAAGTAGACCCAATCATTTGAGTATCTTTATTTATTACTAATGCTAAAATATACATAAAAGTGGTTATAACCCCAATCGAAATAATGACACCTAAAGCTATCTTTACAATATTACCAATTAGCTCTGTTTGTGTTTTCTTTTGTAATACATCTAAATCATTAATTGCCATTGTTTTAGCTTCCTCAGCCCCAATTCTAGCCAATTCTGACTTAGCCATCTCTTGTTGGAGTTCCAAACTTATTCTTTCATTATCTTGTTTCCATGCAATTAGTTCTCTATTCTGAACTTCAAAGGTAATTTTAG